ACTGATAAGCAGCAAAAGGTAAAGCATTAATATTTTGAGTCGTTGTACCTTGATTTGGTGGAACACCCATATAATCTATAAATTTACGATACTGGTCAACAGTTGGTGAAGGTCCATATTCGATATATGGTGCAACATGTTCTGAATTTGCATCAGTAATAAACTTTTCCCAATTATCCCATACTATACGATTTGGTACAAAGAAATAATGCATTGTTACGTCCATGCGATGCATAACTGGAGCAACTAAAGGAGCAAATCTAATTAAAGATTCACATGATAAATCGAATTTGTCACCGGGTACACATTCAAGTGTAAGAATTGGTGTTAAATTACCCATATTTGCAGATAATTTAACATCGTGTGTTAAGTCAAAGACATTTTTTTTAGGCTTTGATAACTTAATGGAGTTGAATAAATTCCTTGCCATTTTTTTTTGTTTTTGTTTGATTTTAGAACAATTTGTTAATAGGCGGTGACTAACCGCCTTTTGTTATAGTCTAATTCCGCCTCTACTTACATAATAAGTTCGGCTTACTTTACTTCTTCGGCCATAACCGCCCTTTCTAGATGAGCGTCGATACTTTGAACGTCTGCGCATTTGTTTGTTTTTAATTTGTGATTGAAATATTTATATATAGCTTGTTCGCAATATGGTTTTAATAACTTTTTCTCTGAATCATCAGAAGTGTTATATAACTTAATAAGTCTTAATAACTGGTCTTGTGTATATAGTCTCATATTAATTATTCCAGTGTTCTTTAAACATTGTTTTTGCTGGTTTTTGTTTACCAGTAGAATCTTTTGAAATTCCATTCCATGCTCTACCTAATAATCGAGCAGCAATATTGTCACTAGGCATTATACCTAAACGTCTTAAATCAATATCTAATTGTTTTAAAGTTCCGTCCTTTTCTAAGTTTTTAGTAAACTGTATAATTTGATTTCTTTCTTCTGTAGTTTTAGCATTTTGTATAGCCATTGAAGCTATTCTTGCGTTTGCTTCTTCTAATGATTTAGAATTAGCAACGGTTTGTCTCCAATCGTTTCTAAAACCTAATAACATATCAAGTTTTGTTTTAGAGATATCTACATCTGTTTTTCTTAAATTTTGTTCTGCAGCTTGAAGACTATATTTTTGTAATTCGTTAGCACGTCTATTAGCATCATTATTTGAAGTTGTTCTTGCTATTTCTCCAGCAGTTTGTGCTTGTCTTAATAAAGCGTCTTGTTCAATAACTGTATTTTGTTTTGATAAATTATTAGTTTGAGCTTCTTTTAGTTTTATGTCTGCATTTTGGCCCATTACAGCACCTATCATATTTAAATCTGGTGTTGGTGCATTAAATTTTGGGGTATCATAATTTGTACTACGAACTGGTGCAGCTTCGTTTGTTTGTTTATATATAAGGTTCGGATTTAAACCCGCTTCCTTAAATCTTTGCATTTGCATTTGAGGACTGTTGTAGTCATTTTGCATTTTCCAATCTGCTAAAGAATCACGTCTTTGTATATCATAAGAACGTTGAGCAGCATTGGCTTGTTGTTTGTTAGTAAATATTGTTCCTAACGTTGAGGCAGCAGCGCTACCTATAGCAGGTAGGGCAGCAGCTAATAAAGCAGGTATAGGCATATACTGTTTTTTTTTGTTTTTTTTTGTTTTTTATTTTGACACTTTTTTTTATTTGGTTTTGTTTACTCGTAGTGCGTCCTTCGTCCTTCTTTCTCGTTTACTTTTCCAAATATATGTTTTTAGTGTCAATAAACACTAATATATCAAGGTAGTATTAGTGTTTTTCTGTCGCGCTTCGCTTGACTTGATAAATACAGCCATGCAAACAAGTTTGCACAGCCGTATTTCTCTGTTTTTAGATGTTTTCAACATCTTGACTTTGGATATCTTCAATATCCTCTTTTGACAACTTTGCAGTTGTTTTTTCGACTTTTTTGCTCTTTAAACGTTCTTCGATTTCGGCAAGTTCTTGACGAGCAGCTATTTCAAGTTCTTGACGTTCAGCTAAATCGAGTCTACGAGGGTCGATTGCATCGCCATCTTCTCCTTCCCATATAGGTTGTCTCATACCATCTAAAGGTAAACCTTTAGCATAACGAACTAATAGTTCTCTAACTGTTAATGTTTGGTCAGGGATTGTTTGAGACGGAAGATTATTAATCTCACCGTCACTTACAAACTCTTTTGCATTTAATGAATGTTTTATCATAAATCTGATTGTTTACGCTCTAATTCAGAGCTTTTATACATTTTTTTAAATTGATGTAAATGTCTTTCAGACATTACTTTTTCTTGTTCTGTAAAACTGGAAAATTGTTTTTCCATTTCCAAATCTTTTTCTTTGCTAATTTTACCTATGTGTAATGCTATTTTATCCTTTTCTTGTTCATTATACATTTTATCTTTATAATATCTTGGCATAGCTATCTTTTTACCGTCTAACATAGGCACATACATTCTATTTTCTAAATCATCTTTGTGCCATTTTATCATATTTTTAGTTAAATAATTTGCGCCTAAACCTTTAGACATAACAGAAAATTCTTTCTGTCTGTCATCATTCCTATGAATAGGAATTTTGGATTGTTTACACATATATTTTAACGTATAACCGATACTGGCAGCACTAACATCACCAATATAATTAGTGCCAATAGCATAATTATTAAGAGCCCAAGCGCGTGTAATATGTTCTTTATCAGCATTGTAAAGTATAATATGATAATGCGGACGCATTTTTGTAGACCCGTATTCCCCAACAGCATAATATTTAAGTTTTTCATTTGTTAGTTTTCTTAACCTTTTAAAAAATTTTTGTAAATCTTTTTTATCTAATGTCATATACCCATTTTTTGTGATAGGTACAAAGGCAGTATCATAAGTTAAGGTTACAAAGAGAGCGGAATTACTCCGCTCTCCTTCTTTAACTAACCTAAACGACCAACCTGAGGTTCTGCGTTTCATACATGGGGGGCATTTACCACATGGGAAGGGTATATGTTCACCCTTTATAAGTTCTTTCTTATAAAAAGGTGTAATACACCTTGTACTCATAATTAAAACATTGGAGTACCATATTTAGGCATTGGCCTAATAGCACGTATTTTATTTAATACATGACAATATAAATGGTCACCTTCTACATCTTCAACAGCGAATACACGAGTTGTAGGATTACATTCTACAAATGTTTGGTTTAAATTTGGTTCAGTATCAAATATACGACCTAAGTGCCAAAAATCTAATTTTGATGTTCTAAATTCACCTGCAACTCGACTTGGCATATATTTATATTCTGCATAACGAGGTACATATCCAAATGTATCATTACCATTACTTGTATAAGCGTATAACTCATTTTTAGTAACTGGTTGTTCACCAATATTAGCGAATGAAGGCCAAAAATAATCTAAACTGTCATTTTTTAAGAAAGTTTTAGGGATACCTTGTTGATAAGCAGTTTTTGGCATAACAGACATAATACCAATAATATAACCATGTTCTTCACAGAAATAACTACCAGCACGTCCACTAGAAACAGCAATACCATGACCGGCCATATTTCCTTGTGGTGTAGTATCAGATTGACCAGTTTGTAAAACTTCTGAAATAACAACTGGAGATTTTACACCAGTAATATATTCAGGACGTTGTAATCTAGCATCTGAAGATTTAACACCAAAATGTGTTAAAATATTTTCTATATATCGAGTACCACCACGAGCATTCTTTTCTAGCCATTCTTGTAATCTAAAAGCACGACGTAAATCGTTAATTGTGGTAGGTTCAATAGTTGCATTTGAGGTGTCAGCATATAAACTATCGGCCGGAACATCAGTACGTCCACCTTGTGCTCCTACATTTACAGAAGCAGGAGAACCATTTAAAGTTGTACCATTAGAACTATTTAAATATACTGGTAAATCACCTTCAACTAATCCAATTGGAATATCAACTGCAGCACCTTTTTGAGCAAAAGGTAATGAGGCAGTAAAGTAATCATGTTCCCAAGCTCTTTTACGCATTTGACATAATTGAGTATACTGTCCAGTTTTTAAACCACCGTCTTGTAACTTATAATCTACAGGAGCTATCAAATTTTGGTCGCGGTAATATTCATTATATATACACTGATAAGCAGCAAAAGGTAAAGCATTAATATTTTGAGTCGTTGTACCTTGATTTGGTGGAACACCCATATAATCTATAAATTTACGATACTGGTCAACAGTTGGTGAAGGTCCATATTCGATAT